CAAATAACTGACCAATCTGGTGGTGATGGTGGTGATGATGAACAGAAAAAAGGTGGTGGTATATTTGGATTTTTAGGTGCCTTGCCTGGTGCTGGTTTTATTAAAAAACTATTTGCACCTATCATAGCATTTTTTGGCAAAGGTGGTTTGTTAGTAAAACTATTTGGTAGATTTGGTCCTCTTGGTGCTCTTATATTAGGTTTTACACTAGTTTACAAATATTCAGATGAAATAGCAAAAGCATTAGCACCAGCATTAGACAAAATAAAAAGTATTATTACAAAAATGCAACCTGCTATTGATGTATTGATGGCAATTGGTGATTTCTTAATCAAAGGTATTATAAAAGGTATTGGTGAGGCATTAAGTTTTGTATTTGGCACCGTAGAAAAGTTTATTGATGGTTTTAAAAAGTTATTTTCAGGTGATATATTAGGTGGTATTAATGATATATTTGAGGGTATAGTAAGAGCTGTGTTTGCAATACCATTGATGATAATTAATTTCTTAAAACCATTGTTTATGGATTTGGTAAATCTAATATCAGAACCTTGGAACAAAATGGTAAATGCCATACACGAATATGTTGGTAATTTATTTACAGGTATAAAAGATTTCTTTAGTGGCATATATGATAGTGTTATAGGTTTCTTTACAAATGCATATGCTACAGCCAAAGAAACTATCACAAAAGATATAAACGAAATATTTACTTTCTTTAGTAATATATTTACGGCTGTTGGTGAATTCTTTTCAAACGCATATACTAAAATTAAAGATTTTGTAACCAGTATACCAGATAAGATTATGAGTTTTGTTAAAAATATGTTTGCGCCAATTATAAACTTTTTCTCTGGCATAGGTAACGCAATCAAAAGAGCAATCAATGGTATTATAGACGCATTACCATTGCCTGATTTTATTAAGAGTAAAATTAAATTTGATACACCATCAAGAGAAGTTGTTGAAACTTTTGAACAAGAACCAGCAGAAATGCCTAAATTGGTAAATCAAGGTAAATCACTAAAACAAGAATTAGGTGAGAATAAAGATATGATTAATGAATATACTCAAACAAGAGGTCTGCCTATAAATTTAGAACAAACTCATTTGATGAATAAAGATAGAGCAAAGAAAGAAAAGATACTTATATTTGGTGGTAATTATCCAGGTGCTTATACAGATATGATACCTATGAGTAAATTAGAAGAGGCAATCGCAAACGTAAAAGAAACAGGATATACTGCTCAGGCACAAAGAGCTGAAGAGAATAAGGTAACACCAAAAATTAATCCAGATGATATCAAATCACCTGAAGAGGCAAAATCAGTTACCGTTATCAACAAAGGTGGTGATACCGTACAACAATCAAATGTTAGTGCGAAGTCAGATATATACAGCGGTCAATTAAATGTAAGTGTTGATGGTTACCACGATAGAAACGCAGTAGGCATACCTACTTAATATTGTCCTAAATCTTTTTCAGATATAATCTTAAATTCTAAATCATTATCTTCACAATAAGATTTTGCTGCTTGCCATTTTGCTTGGTTCTTGATATATTCAAAACTCTCACGCATATACGATTTAGTTTTCTTTTTTGGTGGTTTAGGTTTACCTATTTGACGTGATGGTTTGACCTCTATCATATACTTTTTTTGTTTAGAAGTCTTTACAACAAAGTCTGGAAAGTATCTATGAAATTTTTTGTCTATTGGATTGAAGTATCTGATTGGTAACTCTTCACTAGCCCAATATAATATGTCTTGGTTTAAGTCGCAATAACGCATAAAACGTCTCTCTAATAGAGAACGATATACTATCTTTTTGGGGTCACCGACATACTTCTTGGGGTGCGTGGGTTTGTATAATCCTTTATAACTCTTTGCCATATATCACCTATAATCTATATAAATATTGATAAAGGTATTTATAAATGGCATTTAAAAGTTTAAAAAATCACATATCTAATTTAGCAACACCATTCTTGGCCAATGTGGCTAATAACTTTGTATCTAAACAAGGTGCTAAAGACGCAGGTAAAGTGGCGGCTTCACTAAAACAAAAGTCACCATTTAACATAGACCAGGCACCATCAGCTAAATTAGTACAAAATCCTTTATCATTTAGTCCTGTACAATACCCATTAGATTTAGGTAATGAACAATTAGGTCATTATATAATATTTGAATCAGGTTTTTTAGGTTATAGTCCACAAACTAGTCCACTAATTAGTGCTGCTGGTAGACAGAAAAAGAAAAGAGTAAATTCTAAATTAAGTGATAAGTCTATTACAACGGCCGCTATTGCAATTTATATGCCACCATCAATAAAAGTTTCATATGCACAAAATTATGATACAGACACAGCTGGTATAGCAGGTGATTTAGAGGCAATGAAACAAACTTTACCTGCTGATAATAGCGCCGAACAAATAAAAGCATTTTTAGGTGGTACTGCTGGTATAGCAATAAGACAAGGTAAAAAATTAGTAGGTGAGGCAGTTAGTTTAGCAGGTGCAGGTGACCCTATTAGATTTTTACAAAAGAGAAGTGGTACAGCATTAAATCCTAGAAACGAACAATTTTATGATTCACCAGATTTTAGAAGTTTCTCATACTCATTTGACTTTTGGCCTAGAAATGCAAAAGAGGCAGAGGCAGTAAAAGACATCATAACAATATTTAAATATAACTCATCACCAGGTAAAAAAGGTGACTCAGGTGCATTATTTGAAATACCAAACTACTTTAGAATAAGTTATATGTACAATAATCAAGTTAACCCTAATTTAAATTTAATATCAGCTTGCTATTGTACTGGCGTTGAAGTTGATTATGCGCCAGATGGTCAACCTAGTTTCTTTCCTGATGGTTCGCCTGTACACACTAAACTAACGGTGAACTTTACAGAGGACAGAATATTAACTAAAGATGATATTATTCAAGGAGCATAATGCAATACTTTAATGAATTTCCAGTCATAAATTATAGTATCACAGGCAATCCTACTGATACAAAAGAAATAACTGATATATGGCGAAGAGTAAAAGTAAGAAGTAAAATAGCAAACAACCTTGCTTTGTTTGATAAGTTTGAGGTGCCTGAAGGTGATTCACCTGAAACTATTGCTTACAAAGTATATGGTAGTACAGACTTTTTTTGGGTTGTATGTTTATTGAATAATGTAGTAAACAGATATCACGATTGGCCATTAGACGAGTTTAATTTTCAACAAATGTTGGCCGACAAGTATGATAATCCGAATGGTATTCATCATTATGAGATTACACAAAAAAGTGGTAAACAAACAGGTGAAGGACCTAGTGATTACACACATAAATTAGAAGTTAATAGTGATGAACCAGGTGCAGAGTCAGTTAGTAATTATGAATATGAAAGAAGATTACAAGACGAGAAAAGACAAATAAAATTATTGCAACCTAATTATTTACAAAATTTTGTAGATGAGTTTAGAAATCTGATAAGAAAATAATGATATGGCACATACTGATAGAGACGTATTTGATAAAGCAGGACAATATAACCTAGAAGAATTAACAATATTATCATACGTACACGATAGCGAAGAAGGTTTACCAGTCTCAATAGATATAAAAGGCGTAATGCTTAACTTTGAGATTGCTGAAGACGTATTTTCAAATAACATTGTTGGCTCAGTTATTGTTTATGATATGCAAGATATCAGGACAATATTACCTATTACAGGTTTAGAAAGATTAGCATTAAAATTTAATTCACCAGGTACACCAGGTTATGACTTTAGCGAAGAGAATGGCATACCATTACAAATATACAAAGTAGATAAAGTTAAGATTGACCCACAACAAGAGAAGGCACAATTTTATCAAATATTCTTTTGTTCGCCTGAAATGTATAATAATAAAATTACCAGAATAAGTAAGGCGTATGCAGGTCCAGTAGAAAATGGTATCAATGATATAATTAGAAACTATCTTAAATCAGAAAAACCATTTTACTTTGAACCAACGGCCACTAATCCTAAAATAGTAATACCTAATTTAAATCCATATGAGGCAATTAGATTATTGGCCAAGAGTGCAGTACCATCAAAGTTTCCAGAAAATGCAGGTTATGTATTTTATGAAACAAGTCAAGGGTTTTATTTTAGGTCATTTGCTAGTATGATGGCAGTAGGTGGTCTAGGTGCAAGTGTGCCACCTAAATGGCGATTTCAAAAGATGATTAATGCTATTACAGAAAATGCTAAACAACCTGAAATTAAAGATGTTGAAAGACGCCTCAGCTCTGTCATACGATACGAATACGGTAAACCAGTTGACGCATTAGAAAATATTACGCAAGGGTTTTATGCCAATAAAGTGGTGAGCCACGATGCCTTTAATAAGACTATAACGACCAGTAATTTTGATTATATAGAAAAAGGTAAACTACAACCACATACTGAAATGAGTCAAGAGGCAGGTCTATTGTATCCTGAAAAGGTTGAATATTCAGATACAAGAAAACCATTAAATGAAATGTTTGATTCTAAATTAATGGTCAAGGCAGACACCAAAAAGATACATAACGATTACGAAGATAATGCCGTAGGTGGTCTAGGTGCAAGAACAAATCAGTTGGCCGGGTTTAGAAACCATAATCTATCCCTGCTTGTATATGGTAATACGTTATTAAATGCAGGTGATATAATTACTTTTACGACACCAGTATTAAGACCAGGTGAAGACGGCGATGATAATATTAATCCATATACGAGTGGTAGATATGTAATTATGGCTATGAAACATACGGTAAATACAGAGGCACAAAGACACGAAATGGTACTCAAATGTTATAAGGACAGCGTTAGGAGTGCATATCCGACAGAGGAGGAGGCATTATCCAACATAGGTAAGGCAGATATTAAAGATTACGATATATACGAAGAACAATTAAAGGAGTTTGGTGGTGGCGTTGACTTTTAAAAT